ACTAATTCAAGCAGGTTCCCCCATACTATGGGTGAAGTCTGCTTTAAAGAGGGAATCCCAAGATGGAAAACCCTTTTCAGAACCTCTCAAGAGACCATTGATCTCCTCGAGGTTGAATTCGAGACTAAATATAGTTCAGTACTCGATTTTAATGCCCCACGTTCCATAGGAATCGATGAGGTATTTGCTAGGCAGGTGTACTACTATGCAGTGTGCTGTCTAGAGGCAACCAATGACTCGGATGAGTTAATCGGTTGTCGAATTGTCCCCGTACCCGAGCCGGGTGGGAAGACAAGGATTGTAAGTATGTTACCCTGGTGGGCTTCAATCTTACAACATCCCTGGGGGCACTATTTAATAGATGCTCTAAGGAATAAGCCGGGGGGTTGTGCCTGCTTAAGCAGGAGCTCCCCCGCTTGGGATGCTTACCTCAATATGAGGCACATCTCTAAGACTCGATGGTGGCTTTTTAGCGACATGAAGTCTTGCACAGATGCTTTTCCAAAGGAATTAGCACGTGTATTGCTCTACCGTGTATTACAGGGTATGGGCGTAAAAACATACCTCTCTGACTTAGTCATAGATATGTTTTGTGATGACCGGATTGGGATTTTCCCAGATGGTCACGAGGTTCACCTAAAAAGAGGAATCTTAATGGGTGAACCACTCACTAAGGCGTTACTAACGATCTTAATGGAGGTTACTCGGCGTGTCTCCTTGAGGATATACACCGGGCAGCTAAGAGGACCACTTAGGTATCCTAAATGGTACTTCTTTCACATAGGAGGTGATGATCACCTCGTACATGGTCCAATGAGGTACCTTAACTTAGTTACAGATACCTTTATTGAATTAGGTTTCCTCATCAGCGATGACGAACACCTAATGAGTAGAAAAGGGGGTGTATATTTACAAACCCCTTTCTACTTTAGGAACGTGGATCTTACGGAACCATCATTCCTTGACAGTGACGAGACATATGATATGTCCGCCTACTGTGACGTGATCAAGGTTAGACTACTGTCGCCTTGTGTCAAGCCGCATCAGCTTCATAATGAAGTCAATACGGCTATCGGGAAGGCAAAGGCTTTAGAAAAACAATTTGCCTGGTCCCGTATCCATAACAAGCGGTTGCTACGCGACCGCTTCTTATGGAGAATGAAGGCCCTACTTCCTTCTAGGAAGTTAGAGAATTCATTATTCTCTGTTCTAATGCTACCTAAGCCCTTCGGACTAGGTCTTGCACTAGATCAAGAAGAGGTGGAGAGGTACTCTATTAGAGCCCCCCTACCTACTCAGGTACTCCTATCACGATGTTCGGAGGGAGTTGCTG